CCTCTTGTCCGTTTTGGCTTTTCTTCCGATTCTTCTTCTTTTATATTCCTTCGGTGTCTTTGAGGTTCAGGAGCTTCATCAACTTCTGCCTCCTTCTCTGTTTTTCTCTCTCTGCGAAACGATCTTTTACTTTCTTCCTCCGATTCGTTATTTCTTTCTTCTTTGTGGAATCTTTTTCTTGGCTTTGGTTCTTCTTCAACATCGGTGAGTTCTTCTCCTGTTTCAGTATCAAGTTCAAGGAATTTATTCGATATATCTTCATAACTGAGGATATTTAATATTTTATCAAGATCAGGCACTTCTTTTAATATTTTATCATCATAAGGCTCTCTGTCAAGAAATCTTATGCTTCTTGCTTCAGGAAATGGTCTCCCTCTCTCACCAATGGTGTTCCACTTCAGAGAGATTTCCATAGTTTTTCCTTCTTCCAAATCCGGAAAAATCTCGTTGCTGTCATCCTCTTCCAGTTCATCTACCAACACGTCAAGAAACATCCTATCGCTCATATCCCATATCATAGGCTCTTCATCTATGTCCTGATCAATCGGAACAACGACAAATAAACTGCGTCTTTGAGGATAATATTCTTTCGTTTCTTCTTTCGGTGCTCCTTCATTAAAACGTTTTTTCTGAAATTCACATACAGGACAACGTTTACCAACGGATTTAAGACAGATGACTTTTTCATTGTCTGCTCCAACATTCTTGTGAACAAGGATAGGTCTGCGCCACCACAGACTTCCTGGAAGTGCTATCTCGTTCTTTTCATCCTTATTTGGATGATTCGGATCGGAAACCTTGTAAGGCAGAAAGTCAAGTTTTATACGTCTTGTATCGGCTTCCGCATTGTACAGCTTCACACCATTTGGCAAATTGAGATAATACGAGCCTTTGGTGCTGACCTGTTTCACAGCGTCTCTTTTTACTTTTCCTCTGAAATTACTCTTTGTCTTTGTCATCTTCTTTGAATTTTAAATTGTTAAATTTTTGCATTAATTTCTTTTCTATTCCATCCATGAATCCTTTGCCAAATATTCTTCCTATCCAGTAAATGAAAAACAGACCAAGGATTCCTAATAATATGTACTCTACATATATCATCTGTTGCGATTTAGCGTTTTCCCAATTTTGCTTTCTGTCCTTTTAGCTTTTTCTTCTCTTTCCCAATGAATATCCCTTGGTACTTTAGGACCGGAGAAGTACTGCTGTCCATTTAACTTTACAAGATTTTCCAGTGCCTCTTTCCGCATATTGAATGCAGCGACCGCATTTGATGCCATATCGGATTCATATTTTGCTTCAAGATATATCTGGTAGGCTTCTTTATATTTTTTATCAGTAATGATTATTGCATCTATTGCTTTATCAGTTACTTTTTCAAGTCCAAAATCTCCAGGATTTTCTCTGATGGCTTTATCCAACTCAGCTTTAACTATTTCAATGTATTGTTTGGCTTCGTCTGTTGTCCTTCTTGTTTCTGCAAGATATCTTGCATATTTCATAAAGAGCATGCTTTGATCTAACCACTCCAATTCCAATGATTGATCATCTATGTACAAATCTTTTTCGTAATTCATATCTTTGTTTTTATTGGTTCCCAAGGAATCATTTGTTTGTGCAGTTTTTTCAATTCCAATAACTGATTTTCCAGCCACAATATGTACTCCACATCATCATAATGTTCATGTGTCAGTGGAACATACGGATTGCCTGTTTCTTTTTTGTACTGCATTCTCAAATCTACTATTGTCATACTTTATCTTTTTTAGGTTTCTTTAATTTTCTTACTGCCTTTAAAGCCATCCCCGTCATTCCAAACATACACGGAGGAGGCATTTTATGTACGGTTCTGTCCATACTTTCCACCAAGATATATTCATATCCGTATTTTACAACTATTGTTTCAGGATTTTCCTGTTTCTTGTCTTTCTTTACCATATTATACAAAAAATTTTTCAATTATTGAGAGAAAATATCAATCTTTTCTTTTTCTGCCCATGATTTATTTACCGGAGCAATTTCTGCTTCAATTGCAAGAGGTACGATTATCCAATCCCATACTTTTAATAAATCAATAGTCGTTACTTCATAAACTTTTTTAAGTATCAACGGCAGTTCATCAGGCAGAATATCAAACAGCATTGAATCATGCACCTGACCGATTAACTTGCTGTCTAATTTATTTTTAATGATAAATTTATCCATTTCAATAAAAGACCAGAGCAGACAATGAAAGGCACTTCCCTGTACTGGCATATTTATCACTTCATTCTTTGTCATTACTCCACTGCAACGAAATCCTGTCAGAAGATCAAAATATCCGTATTTACGATAAGTGTTCCACCATCTGTCTTTCCAGCGTGCGTAATCTTCAAACCTGTTCCCCCAAAAATCATCTTCGATCTTTTCAATGTGCTTTTCAAACTGTTTCAGTGAACCAATACCTTTTGAAATCAGATGATCGGAGAGAAAGATGTTGTCAAATTCAATGCCTTCTCCTTTTTTCCACCTGCCCTTTGAAAGTTTTCCCCATCCGCAAGCCATGTTCTCCGCACAGTTGATAAAATAATCTCCGTAGAATTCAGGAAAAACAAATCCGTTCTTTGCAGCCTGACGCAAAACATTATGCTTTTCTTTGTCAAACCTGTCCAGCATGAATATTTGCTTTGCCATGTCAGCGTGCATATCCGTTGCAGGATCCTTGATGTACTTTATTAAATTACTGTCTTTGTTGTAACAACAGCTTATGGCTACCTCCAATGCCTTGAAATCAATTTCAAGCAGTTGATGGTTCAGTCTCGGATAAAGTGCTCCACGTACCATCTGCATTGTTTCTTCATCACGTTTTGGCACATTCTGAAGATTCGGAGAATCCGATGAATTATGAACACAAATTTCATTTGCAAAAAAATTATGATATTTTTCTGTTTTAATATCATAGACATCTACATACTGATTTAACCATTCAACTTTTATTATACTATGATTTCCAGGTTTAAATTCTCCAAATTGATTTGCCCATTTTTTAGTAATTGGTAAATTATAAAAATTTAATAGTTTAATTAGCCGATAATAATTATGCCCTAATTTTTTTCGCATATATTCTCTTCCGTATGGAATCATATCTTTTAATTCTTTTTTCCATATATAATTTCCATGTTTGTCATAACGAAGCAACACTTCATTAAAATCAATATGATAAAGTTGTAAATATTTTTTAAATGTACTAAAATCATATTTTACTTTTGTAAGATGCCCTGCAACTTCTGCTAATAATTTATAACAAGTAAATTTTGAAAGATCAAGATAATTGTGAGCATCTTTTCCTCTTCTTGCACTTAATTTATAAACGCCATTATTTTTTGCTTTTTGTATTGCTATTTTATTATTTGCTATTGCTTTGGAAGAACGTAAAGTGGATTGTACATGATATTTTGAATGAGAAGATAAAGTCATCTTTTCCAAATTACTTGGAGTATGATCTAAATGATTTCCATTTTTATGATGAATTATGTCTGATGCCCCAAGTTTTCCTATTAATTCAGAATAAATTAATTTATGTTCCTGTATTCCTTTTCCACCTTTTAAATGCCCTGTAAAATTTAATTTATCTTTTACTCTTGCACAAGATAATGTTCTTATTTTCTGTAATTTCTTTTCTTTTTCCCAATCTTCCCTAAAATCCCCAACCAAATTTTGTGCCTGTTCATAAGAACCATCAATTAATCTTATTTTATGTTCTGGAGTAATATCTAAATACCCTCCACCATGCCCCCCTTTTACAGAATAATGAATTCTTATTATTTTTTTATTTCCTGTTTTTCCTGCCCATAAAACTTTTTGAATAGAAGGTTTTAAATAATCATCAAAACAATAAACATAATCACCTTGTCTGATTTCTTCAATAGGAATACCATTTGGATATTTAATAAAATCTCTAACTGCCAATATTTTTGTTCCCTGTGCAATACATGAACGAAAACTTTTAACTAAATGCAAATTAAAAAATGGATGTATTACTCCACCGACCTGTTCACGTAAATAAGAATCCAGATAAGTATCCCTTACTTTTTTCAGCTTTCTTATTTCAAGAAGTTTTTCCAGTTCGGGTATGTTGAGCTGTTTTAAAGTATCTTCATCAGTACTGCCCTGACCGGATGCTGTTTCTTTGAGAACTCTGACACGTTTTATTTTATAAAGATAGTTTGAAAGCTGCGTATGGCTGTGAATGTTTACAATGCCTTTCTGAGTATCAGCCCACTTTTTATAAAAAGCCGTTTCTCCAAATTGCCTCTCAAGCCTCTCTATCTTACGTGTAAGGTGTGCTTTCTTATTTTGGATGTATTCCACGTCAACACGGATTCCCTGGCTCTCAGCTCTTGAAAGTGCCAGAATTCCGTTATGGAACAACTGATATGCTTCTTCGGTACGTGGATTCAGATTCATCTGCATTTACAGGTTTGCACCATTTTTGTTAAAGTGTCAGAATAAGTGTTTATCGTTTCAAAATTATCTATCCACTCCTCATCTACTTCACAATACGGATAGTCTCTTTCGGATGTAACAACAAAGTCTCCGTAAAACCACTGAGTTTTTACAGTGCAGACATAACAATTCTGATTTGCTTCACATTTTACAAGAAGAAACAGAGTTGAAAAAATCAGCAATATCCCGACAATGATTCTGAGAAATATCTTCTCACAACCTCTCGGTCTGTCATAATAATCATAATCCGGTCTTTTCTTTTTCATAATGCTTTTATCATATAAACAGTATAAGTAATAAACAAAAACAAAATAACTCCTAACAGTGCAACTCCAATGGCAATAGTAGTCCAAAACCACCAACCATATTTAAAGTAGTTATTGAAGATGTTCCACGAGTCTTTTATTTTACTTTTCATAATAACTTCTTAACTTTATTCCAGTAAACTTCTGTCATCGGACCACTGCCATTCCAGCGTTTAGCAATTCTCTCATTATCTTTCAGTCGTTTGGCAAAGAATAAAAACACTTCTCTTGCCTTACTGTAATCAAACATTTCTTCAAGTTTGTAATTTTTGCCTGAAAGCTGATTAAAATGCTCTATACGGCATTGCCGGATTTGAAACGCACCAATAGCCTGTTCTTTAACATTTA